GGAAATCCGAAGCACAGATTTAACTTTGTCGGTCATTCTGGATACGAACTTGGATACCTCTTCGCTGATCCAGTCAAACATGCTACTAATGCCGTCGAAAAACCCCATGATCAGGTCCTTACCAAGATCATACATGGTGCCGAAGAACCCTTCGATAGTGTTCACGATGGCCTGCATGATGCCGTCGATAATCTGGCCGATAATCTGCCCGCTTGTATCCAGCACCGTTTCCAGGATACCCCATAGGTTAGTCCACGTGTTCGTGATGATGTCAACGGCACTCCTGAAAATCGTCTTGATGCCTTCCCAAGCGCGGTCCCAATCGCCAGTCAGAATACCGATAAACACTTCCATAATGCCGCGTAGGATATTCAGCGCATTCTCCACGACGGTACAAATTTCGCGCCACGCCCAATAGAACAAATTGCCGATGCCATCCCACAGGGCGGTAAACAATGCCGTGATGTTGTCGCCCCATTCAGCCCATAGCAGGTTAAGAACCTCAACGACACCCTGGATTACAGACTGGATGCCCTCCCATATCTGTACGGTGTAGTCTAGTAGCGTGTTCCAAATTCGTTCGCCGGCCTCCTTAATACTTTCCCAGATCTGGATAACAGAGTTACGGAAGTCCTCGTTCGTATTCCACAAGGTGATGACGGCCGCAGTGAGGGCGGCCAAGACGCCAATTGCGATCATCACCGGATTCGGCACCATCGCGATGGCCGCTGTTAGCTTCCCCCACGCTACGGTCAATTGCCCAACGATCAGGATCAGCGGACCAACAGCGGCCGCGATGCCAGCAATTACTGCGATGGCGGCCTGTACGGCCGGGTCCAGCGACGTGAAGACGTTGACCAGATTGGTTAGCCCAATAAGCACTGCGTTAATCGCCGGCGCCATGATCTCGCCTAACTGAATGGCGGCACCCTCAAGCGCAGACGTGAATTCGTCCCACGTGCCCTTCAGGTTTTCCCGCATGATCGCCGCCATCTCGGCCGCGGCGCCCTGGCTGTTCTGAAGCTCATTGATCATGTTTTGGAGCGCCTCTGTCCCCTGCGCCAAAATCGCCTGCATACCAGGGCCGGCCTCGACACCAAAAATTTTGATAATGTCAGTCGTTGTGGCACCAGCTTCTTCCAATTGCTTGAAGATGTCGATCAGCGGCAACAGCTTGCCGTTGGAGTCGTAAATCTGAACGCCAAGTGCCGCGAAGGTTTCGGTCATTTCCTTCGTAGGATCCAAAAGACGGGCAATGGCGCCACGCAGTGTGGTACCAGCCTGCTCACCTTTGATACCGGCGTTACCCATCAGTGCGATGGCGGCCGCGGCCTCTTCGAACTGAATTCCGGCAGATGCGGCGATCGGGCCAGCGTATTTGAAGCTGTACCCTAGCGACTGGATATCCACGTTCGATGCCGCGGCGGCTTTCGCCAGCACGTCGTTAACACGGGCCAGGTCCTCTACCTTTAGCGCATAGCCAGTAAGAATATTGGTAGCGATGTCGGCCGCCTCAGCCAAGTCAAGCTGACCAGCCGCCGCCAAGTCAAGCGTACCAGGCAGAGCGGCCATAATCTGGTCCACGCTAAAGCCAGCCTGCGCCAAGAACCCCATGGCGTCGGCGGCTTGTTTCGCGCTAAACTGCGTGGACGCGCCTAACTCCTTAGCAAGCTGTTTTAGCTGTTCGAACTCCTGCCCAGTGGCGCCAGTCAACGCTTTGACATTGCTCATCGACTGTTCGAAATTCGCGAACGTAGTCACGATCGCGGTCCCCAGACCAACGACGGGGGCCGTGACCTTTTTGCTCAACGACTCACCAACGTCTTTGATCTTGTTACCGGTCTGTACCAGCTTATCGCCAGCGTCTTTCAGGGCTTTGTCGTACTCAGCCGAATCGACCTTTAGCTTCGCCAACAGTTCGCCCACTACCAGGGCCATGCGTGATCACCTACCCAAAGAATGCGTCCATCAGCCGCTCCGCTTCCTGCTCATCCTGGATCACGCGGTTCTCAGAAGTTAGCATCTTTTTAAACGACGACTCAGCACTCAGCCCACGTAAAAGCACCAGAAAGCGCCGCCAACTCATCCTATCTAAACAGCGGGCGGTGTCCAGACCGTATTCCCGCTGAAAATCCGCTTCGATCAGCGGCCACAATTCTAATAGGTCTGCCACCGCCCGCTTTGCCTGTTTGCGTTTGGCGGCGCTCACTGAGGGTCCTCGTCCTCAGCCTCCGCCTGTTCTTCGCCTGCGTAGACGTTGATTACCCACGTGATCAGATCAACGAACTGGTTAATCCCCATCCCTTTCTCAATTAGTTCATGGAACGTCTTTTTACCAAGCAAAATCTCAGCCATTTCCAGCACATCAGCGGGTTCGGTCGGCTTGTCTGCCTTTCCCTCCTGCTGGAGCCTGACCATCTTCAGCGCAAACGATGCTGGCATTTCGCTTGGCAAAGTGTACACCTTACCAAACGCCTTAAACCTTATCGGCTTGGCATTCCGAGATGCCCAAAAAGCGTCGAAGTCGCGAAACCGATTACTCACTTGTCACCCTCCCGGATACCGTGAGTGTAGCGCTCCACTTTGCCATCTCAGACTTGCCGCCAGACGGTCCTTCGACGCTTGCAGACGCCTTAAATGTCCGTACCTTACCGCCAGGGGACGTAATACGGAAAGTGCCAAGCGACTCTTCCCCTACCTTCTCGGCCAGGGATTCCACGATCTCTTGACCAGGATCACGCTCCCCTGTGGTCGGATCCTCTACCCAGAACCCTTCAAGCGAAACCTCATAGCTACGCGAAGCGACAACGTGCTCAGTAAAGCCGTCGCTTTCAAAATCAGTAGTATCAGCGTCCTCTTTCGAACCGGAGAAACCGATAGTCTCCAGCCCCTTGATCGGCACCCACTCCGAATTGAGTGGATCCTGCACCTCAACAAGGAACTTCCGCGCAAGCACCTTCGGCATTCCTCATCCCTCCCGGGTGTAATCGTCTGGCACGTAGACCTCTACCTGCACATTTAAGCTAAACTCATAGCGGCCGGCCGGATCTTGCCCGATCGGCACAGGCGGCGTGCCCCATGTGGCAGTAACATACCTGGTTCCCACAATCTCGCCATCCAGCCCGTGGAGCGTCCGATACAGCCGCATCGCTACATCTTCTGCAATTCGTGGATCCTCAGCCGGACCTCTAACAATTAGGTGGATCACATGGTTGTCATAAGCCAGTGCCACACTCGAATTCGGAGCACCACGCACCTCCACCATGATCGCGTCATCAGGCGAGTCCGGCATGTGGTAGGCGTAGAGGTTCGCGAATCCTTTGGATTCAAGAAACTGGATTACGTCCTCCACCCTCACATTCCCAACTCCTTCCTGATGGAGTCGGCAATCACGAACTTGAGTTCGCCATTAATCTCATTAAGCGACAACTCTAGCCACTTTGCCCGTCGGCCAGGATCATGGCGAAGCCGCGTATCTTCGTGCTGTTTCACTGCGTACTTCGTATCGTAAGAGACACCGCCTTCAAGCTTCTCATCATCCACAGAAGCGGTGCCGGAGCGCTGGAGCGTACCTTCTTCGATGGGAACCGTCCGGTTGGCATACTCCAGTAGCATCTCGGTTGCTAGCTGGAGTCCCTTTATCGCACCGATCCGCGCCTTTCCCCTATCACCGTACCAGCGAACCTCCACACTCACCGGATCGTTGCCTCCTCAGCGTAGGGCCGGCCGGCCGGGCCGTGAACAAGCCGCGTTTCGACAACTTGATACTCAATACCGTTGACGACTAGCTTGTCGCCAACCTTCAACCCAGTCCCCGGACGGACAAGCACATACCCGCCACCAACTTCGGCGGTCGAATTTTGTTTGATCACAATTTGGCGAGACGCTCGAAAAAGTCCTTTTACCATCTCCGGTTCCCCGTATGTGGGTCCGTACGTGCCTTGACCTGTTCTTCGACGGATCACGATGTCGTCACGCAGGAACACGGACGGAATCATTTCAGCCCCACCCCTCGATACAGGAGGCCGGCCGCAAGTAGGGTTCGCCGCGCACGCGGCGCCAGCACTGGCGGAGCCGTATAGCTGAGCCTGTCCACAGAGACCGCACCAGACACGCCTGCGATGTCATGGGCCTCCCCCACCTCCAACCAAAACTCAACCTGCTGGCAAGTAGCCAGCTTCAGTGCTTCAGGATCAGGCTCAACCAGATAACCAAGCGCAGAATCGATCACCTCACTTGCCCGCTCCAGCAGACGGTTTGCGTCCTGTGGAGGCTCCTTCCCCAAATATGCCGCAAGATCAGCCGCGGTTGCATAGGCCATCCGCTACACCTCCCGGATGCCGTACTGGTCAGCCAGCCGCTCCAGGGCCTGAATAACGGACTGATCGTCCGTTTCAAGTACTCCGTGCTGGAATCGGCATAGGAACTTTCCGCCCGACAGCACGATCAACTGCGGTGCCTTCTCACACACAAAGCGCCGGCGGACAACAGACGCATCATCGGCCTTTTTCCGTGCCACTTATGATCACCCCCTTAGCTAAAACAGGCGGCGGCGCCCACCGGCCGCCGCCGCCCTCCCCCGCCATTACTCATAAGCCAGGCCAGTGATCTTGCCGTGGAACCGCTCCGGACCGTACTGCAAACCGATCTCGCCGTAAATCTGCTCAATCTCGTAGGCACCAGTCTTGGCAAGCGGCTCCCGGAAGAGGAATCCCTTACCAGGAATCAGCAGGAACACCGGAGCGCAGACGGACAGTTCCACGACAAGAAGCGTGTCCTTCGGTACGAACCGATCCAGCATCACGCCAATCCGACCGAAGTCCGTCTCAATCTGCTCGATGTTCACACCACCGACGTTCCGGTCTTCGGGTGCGATGCCGTAAATCTCGGACAGCTTCTGCTTCTGATAAGCGCCCACGAGAAACACAGCGTTGTTAAACGGTGCACCGTTGTCGAACATCTCACGGAGCAACCGGTCAACCATCGCCTTATCCAGCGGCGTAGGCTCCGCGTTAGCAACCACGTTCGTGGTGATTGCCTGAATCAGACCGCGAGTCTTGCGCGGCGCGGAATTATCAGTCGGGTACTGGTAGACACCGTTAATGAACGAATACTCCACGTCGCGGGCAATCTTCTCCAGCTTCCGCTGAATCTGCCAGTCAAGTTCGTTCATAACGGGCTGATCACCCAGAATCGAAGCACCGGCAATCTGACCAACTGCGGCCTGCTTGGTGTAGCTGACCTTTACGGCCTCCTGATGGATCTGTACGACGTTAGTAACCTGCCCGCGAGTGATGCCAGACGGCCGCGGATCATCACCTTCCAAGGCGGTATTCTGCCCGGCCGTTTCGCCCTCATACTCCTGCCATGCGAACTCCACGGAAGTGGTCTGCAAACCGCCAGTCAGACCACCGATGGCGGAGAGAAAAGGCGTCTGATTAGGAGTCAAGCCGAACAGTTCACCCACATAGTTGGGCAGATTGAACGTGGTGAGCATATCGAGTACGGTTGCCACCGCCTAATCACCCCTTCTGCCGTTTTTGCCGGAGCCACTCCCCTTTCAAACGGATCGCCTCAGCCCAATTTCCGGCCTTCTCAGCCTCAGCAATAAGCTGTTCAAGAGACTTCTGAGCCGGGGCTCCTGCGCTGAAGTCACCGCCACCCTGCGCCGGCGCAGTATTGGCCTTCAGGTAAGGCTTTGCCTTCAGCAGATCCGTAAGTGCTTCCTCAACACCGTGGACCTTTCCGTCTTTGAACTCGATGCCGGACCGATCCATCAGCGCTAGCGCGGCATCAGGGTCCACGATCCCCAGTTTGGCGGACAGCCTGGCAACCTCTGCCGCCAGCATGGCCTGCTGAGCCTGCGCCATAACCTGATCCCGTTCTTGCTCCAGTGCCTTAATCCTCTCCTGCGCCTTCTCCAGTTCAGACTTCGCCGCCTGCTTTGCCTCCATCGCTTCTTTGGCCGCGGCCTTCAGTTCATCCACACTGGCGAAACCAAGTTCAGCGGCGATCTTCTGGAGTCGGCTTCGGGCTTCCCGGTCCATCCTGGCCGCGAAAGCCTCCATGCTCGGGAAAGTAATTACGGGTTCCGGCGTTTGACCCCCGCCGTTCGGGTTCTGATCCTGATTCACGACATCTTCCGGCATGTGATCAACCTCCATCCGGCCATTTATACCCCGCCGCCGTGGGCGGATCCGCCGTTTATCCCCGGCGTTGGGATAATTTCTCGCTTAATTCTAACATGACTAATCGTAAACAAGCAACTTACCACGGAAACCAGGCGCGGAAACAAAGCTGATCCTGTCTCCGGGCTCGATTGTGATCGTAGCCTCTGCACCATCGCCCATCAGTGTAGCGATCACGTCATCTTCACCGCGCACAATCAGGACCTCCACGTCCGGAGTGGTGGTGTCAAGTACGACTCGATACACACCCGGAGCGAGATCGTCCGCCTCCCGTACAGACATCACACCGGCCGAACGCAGATAGTACTGCCGATCCGGGCCGGTATCAGGCGCCACAGCCGCCATCACCGCCCCCAGCGCCAGAATGCCAATCGCCGCAATCTGCCACTTCTTCATGCTATCCCCTCCTGCGTAGTTTCTCCCCAGTCAGAAGAATAAGAAATACAGACCGGCTTGTAAAGACCTTTTCGGAAAACCACAACCACAGACGGGAATGGTGCCGGATTCCGGGCGCCACCGAAGCGGAGACGGCCGCGCAGGAACCGAATTTCAGCGGCCCGCATTACGTACTCATGCCACCATCGCGTGTCGGTCCTGGCCGGTAGCAAGCACACCACTGTTGCGCCTTCCTGCGCCGCTTCGAATGCTTTCCGCACCCACAGCCCGATCTGCCGGCCATAGGGCGGGTTCATCCAGCATGTGCCTGTCCACTTCTGGCGCAGACCATCCTCCTCCGGCGTAAAGTACCGCCGGCACTTTGCGTTCTCAGGCAAAGCGCAGACATCTAACGTGAAGCCGAATTCAGCATCCAGCTTATCGAATAAATCCTGCGGAGTCTCCCACAGGTCCGTCTGACTACTGAATAACGCCTTCGCAACCATCCTAAATCTGCTCCCTGTAATAGAGTCGCTTCCGATTGTGTTCTTCGCAGAACTCACGGATCCGTTCCTGCCATTCACGGACCTTCGCCCTGGCGTACCTCCGCTGTTCCTCCGTGATCGCCGCCGCCTCCCGGCGTTTCCATTCCCGGATCTTACGCTCCATGTACCGCTGTTGCTGGCGCAGTTCATAGCCTTCCGGGTTCGAATGAGCAGGCTGTAGCCTGGTAACACCCGGAACGTATAGGCCTACACTATGGGTGCAGTTTGGATGGAATAGGCCAGCGGCTATCGCATCGTTGATGTGCAGGTATTCTGAAGGACCTGTGTTGGTTGTCCTGAGCACCCGTCGCTCCCACGGTCGGCACCGTGGACACTCCTCCGGACTGTCGGAGACGATCACGAGATTGTACCCGTAATCCAGCAAGCGGTTGATGTGCCCCTGAATCGCCGCCTGCCCAGAGATGCTTCGTGCCGCCATTTCAGCGTAGCTAGAAAGATTCCACGAACGGCCGGCCCGGTCCACGAAGCCAGTGATACCGCGTTCAGCGAAGCGGTCAAGCATCGCCTGCGTAGCTTCGCGGCGGGTCATGGCGCCAGTAAGGATCTGAGCCGCCTCAGCCGTCGTGATTTCGCGATAAACGTCCTCCACGTCCCGCAAAATCCGCAGGTGCGTAGCGGCAAGCGTATCAATTAGCTTCCGGGCAAGCGCTACCACAGCATGCCTGTGGGTGCGCCCGAATGCCGCCACAACGGGCTTTTGCGGCTGGACCACGACACGAATCTCACGTTCCGCTTCAGCAGTGCCGGCGGCGTATGCTTCCTGCACCATTTCCTCTGCCGTCTCTTCGACCTCTTGCTGAGTCTCCCGCAGAACCTCATCCACCTCCCGGCGTAACTCCTGAATCTCCGCTAATTTCCTCGTCGCCCAATCCGGCGCATCAATCCCGCGCTCCAGCCGCCGCCTAATCTGCTCGATTAGACGACGTTCGGCCTCTGCGTAAATCTCCGCAATTGCCTGCGCCATCGGTTCCTCGTTCGGCGCTGGTGCTGTCGGCATTCACAATCACCACCTTTGAAAAACATGTTTACAACCGGGCATTCCTTGGTTATAATCGGAGGTGGAGGTGGAACTGCGGTGAAGCGGCTGAAGCTGATTCAGAAGGTGCAGATCGCCGGGCGGACGTTCCAAAATATCGTGGAGCGGAACATGCGGTTCGAAGAGGCTCTAAACGCAGCCCTGCGTGAAGTCCGGCCAGACATTCAGCATTACGATGAACTGAGCCAGTCTGCGATCGACGACATTCTGCGAACTGTGAGCGAACGGTGTGAAGCCTATGGAATCACGGACTTCTAAATTGGAGGGGATGGAAAATGAAGAAGCGCAAGAACTTCTGCATTGAAGTACGTTACGACGGCATGATCATCAATCGGAAGCCGTGGGCTATCCGTGAAGTGTGGACGGTTATCAAAGGCCGTTCCGAATACGTTCGCAAAATCGATAACCTGATCGGTTGGGGACCGTACACGGCCCTATACGAAGTTCAGTTAAGGGACCGCTTCAATCCAACGTACTACCTGGTAGCTGAATAAGGGCGCCCGGACCGGGCGCCCTGCCTTTTTGTTAAGGCAGAACGCCCGCCTGCATCGGATCGGGTACCGTGATCCCCTGCTCCCGGTAAATCCGCTCCACCTCCGCCTGCACCTGTTCCTCTGTCCAGTCCGGATGTGCCAACCGTACAGCCGTCTCGATGCTGATCGCTCGAGCCCGATTCAGCAAGTCGATGCTAGCCGACACTTCGGCCAAGTCGAACATCACGGAATCACTGAGCACCACATTCGGACGATACTCAGGATTCACGTCCGTCCCGAACACATCCCGATCGATCATCAACATCGCCTGCATCACATCGGACAAGGCCGGGCGCCAGTACCGTTCTTTGATCCCCCTTGTCACAAACGTCTTGCGCTCCCTGATCATTAGCGCACGGCCAGACTCAGCACGGTTTTCGATTTTCAGCCCGAAGGACTGCGGACTGTAGCCGGCGGCCGTGACGATCCGGTCCATCAGTTCCAGGGCCGTCCTCATGTGTTCGTCACATCTAATTGCAAACTGCACAGGCTCAATTTTTGCCGCCTGCGCATTTAGTGGATCTGGGTTGACGATCACATACGCCTCACGATCCAAGTCGAAATTCCCTGTCTGGTCGATCAACGTCTCAGGAATAAACAACCTGGATTGCCCAAGCCTGATGTCCCGCACCCACGACGTATACACCTCGTCAAGTGCGTCCATCAGCCCCTCGATGCCGCTGTAGTCGCTCATTCCGATCGGCAGGCCGCGGTGCTTACGATTAGGCAAACGATTCGGCACATAGCGCACGTAAAACCCTTGCGTCCGAATCTCCTCCTGCAAGCCAGCCGTCTCAGGATGACTGGTCAACGGTATCCGACGCCCTAACTGATCATCGGTGCCTTCATACAGTCCGTGGTAGATCACACCAGGTTCATGCCGCTCAAGATGCCGAATAACGCGCTTGCCGTCATCGGCAATTACACGCCAGAACGTAACGGCCCGAAGAATTCCGAATCGGAACTCCGGCACCGCGTTGTCAGGTTGCGCCGGCGTGAGAAGCGGATAGTCGGCCAGTTCCAGGTCCCACGTCGGGCGCAGGAACACGCCACCCATCGCGGCGCAGGTCTCGGCCGCTTCCAACAGGCGCATGTAGTTCTTCTCCAGCAATTCCTCGAGCCTGGCTTGCGTGGCCTTTGCATCCGCCGGCGCCCGGTCCCCATGAGCCTCCGGCACCGTCACCGTAGGTGGCTCAGAAAACAGCAGGGCCGCAGACAAGGCCGCGATATCACCAGCAATCGGTACATGAAGCATCACGCGGCGCTCCTCCATGATGTCACGTGCCCAGAACATGCCGCGCGGTGTCGGTGTGGCTACCCGACGAGAATACACGTCGGACAGGCGGAGCGGATCACCGCTGTACCATGCCGCCCATTCCTCGTAATCGGCATAAACGTCCGCCCATTCTTCAGGCGGCCATGGCGTTTTCGGATCGGTCGGCAAAGACATTTTCCCACCTCCTAAGCCGCTTTGGTGCTGAGCCAGCGCATCCAAATATGCCGCGTACCGTTCACAGCGTAGCGCAGTGCATCAGGTCCGTGATCTTTTTGTTTTAACGGTTCATCACGGCCCTGTTCCTGCGCCTTCGGATCCCACACGTATGCGACAATCTCTTCGATCAGCCCCTGACAGGACTTGTGAATCTTCAACCGGCCGGTATACAAAAGTGCCGCCACAGACCGTATGCCGTCGATCACCGTATTATCAGCGGCGACAACCTTCAGCCCACTCCTGTGAAGCTGGACAATAAAGCTGGCCGCAGACGGGTCCACGTAAATGCGCTCCGGCACCACCTCAGCGCCAAACGGAATTACTCCCTGGTTGCGGAGCGAGACGGTCTGATCACGGAGCCACAGGCGCATATCATCGGCATATTGCAGGTCCGTTTTCTGGTAGCCTGTCTTGCTTGAATCCCAGCGATATTCGGACACGACGTACAGACATTCGTCCACGCCCTCACCCACCAGAAGGAACACTGTCGGATTAGTCGTGCCATAGTCCACACTAACCCAGAACCTGATCATCTCCGGCAGGCTGTCCGTGACGTGCTTGTCCTCTTCAAACTGATCATAGATAGCGCCTTCCGCAACCACCCACTCACCAAGAATGAAGCGCTTGTACCACAGCCCAACGTAAACACGCTTTAGGTGTTCGATGTACTCACGGTCCAGGTACGGGTTGTCCTCCAACCTGTACCGGAATCGCCTCAGCCGGCCCTCTCGAATCAGGTCCTCCCTGGACAAAAACTTCCTGTAGAGCCAGTGATAGGGGCTGTCTGGGTTGGTATCACCGAAGATTTTGGCTCCAGGAATCGAGCACCGGGCCAGAATCTGATTGAAAACAGACTCCGGGTACAGCGACACCTCGTTCAGATAAGCGCCTGCCAGCGTCATACCACGAATTTTCTCTTCAGCGCGCTCATCGTTGGCGCCGGCCAAATAGATGGTGCGCCATCCCCACGACGTCCGCACCCGAACCTCACCTTCGGATTTATTGTGAACCCACCGCTTCGGCCCCAACAGCGCCGCAAGATCGTCGAGTACGTTTCGCTTCAGCGTCCGGTACGTCTTGCCAACCATGAGCAGGGCGCCACGCGGACCCGCCTCAATCCACTCAAGCCAGCGCACATTATTGGCTACCGTCTTGCCAGCACGAACAGGACCGTCCGCTATGTTTAGCCACGCTGTGGACCTCAGCACATGATCAAGTTGCTTCGGACTCAGCCTCTCGATCAACATCTTCCCTCAACTCCATAAGATGCTTAACAAGTTTAGCAAGCGGATTGTCGCGGTCCTCCTCGTCCTCAGCAAGCAGAAGCTGTTCAATCCGCACCAGAATTTCGAAGTCCTGGACGGTGCGGAACTTTATTTTGCCGGCTTTCAGTGCCTCGTAAAACTGACGTTTCGCCTCGTCAACAATCTTCAGATTCTCTTTCCGTCGCTCAACCTCCTGTTTGACAAACTCCTCCTCCACACGGGCCGCGATCTCTTCCTGCCGCTTTCGCAGGCGGCCCTCCCAATCAAAACTTCTTGCCCATTTTCGAACGCTTTGAAGTGATACTTCGAATTTCCGCGCGACGGCTGTTAGTGTCCGCTTATCGCCCAGCGAATACCAGTACTCAAACGCTTCACGGTGCCGGTCGGTCTCCAGAATCACGCGATCATCACACCGCCGCACCCCCTTCTGATAGCTTGGGAGTCCCACAGGCACACCTCCCTCCTCTCCCTCTATTATAGGGCATTTTTATGAAAATGCCTTTTGCCCAATTTAGGCCGTGGACTGCAAACAAGATTTTCGGTGTATAACGACGTATAACGATTGTTTAGTCACGTGAAGTGGCTAGAAGCTAGTATTCATGCGGGTTGTATAACGATTTAACGATTTAG